CATCTCTAGTTGTTCTATAGCAGACATGTCAGCAGTAGTTACTGCATTATCTGGAGCTTTCATAGGGAAGCTAAACACAGTAGTTTGTTCTGGCTTCATTACATCTGGCTCATTAGGTATACCTTGGTCTATCATAAACTGTGTTAACGGGTCTTTGTTGTCTCCGCGTACAGTGCGAATATAATAGGCTGAGTGACGAGCGTGAATCCCACTGCTACTGTTAACCAGTTGGCTGACAGTACCGCTTGGTTTAACACAGCTGATAGCAGTACTGACAGGGATATCAAGGCGTTTAGCCCAAGTAGCATTAGTATCGACAGCGATCTTTTTGAGGTGTCCAAGAGTATTCTCCAATCCTTTGTTTGTAGTTGTCATTATAGGATTGTCCATAATACCAGTCATAGACACACCTAGTAGTCTTTCTTCTTCAGTATTCTTTTGCCATATCTTACGTAGGTAAGGGAACTTAGTAAAAGAAGATTGTATAGTACCTAGTATTGTAGCTATCCTAACCTTACGTTCTAAGTCTTCTACTGTATCTGTAGCACGTACTACACACTCGGTTAAGTTACAGAATTGGTTCGGGCGTAAAATTATCTCACTGCAAGGATTCGTCCCGAACTCAAAGTTAGGATCACGTCTACCATTCTTAGCCGCTTGCTTCTTAGATGCTTCACGATTAAAGATACCACGTTCACCACTCCCACTTTCCACTAGAGCCATCCACTCACGCATGAAAGATAAACTGTCAGGTTTCTCAGTATACGACACAGAGTTATTAGCTAAAGCACGTTGTGGATCGTTATCCCACCATGAACCTGACTTAGCATGTCTCATACGATCATCTGATAAGTTACTTAGAGAGATCATAGCAGATCTACGTACACCACCTACAACTACTACTTCACCAATCTTACACATAATGTCGTGACACTCAAGAGATGATAGTCTACGTCCCTTAGCTTCTGTGAATACACGTACAACAAAGTTAAACAAGTCAATAAGAGGTGCTGGACCTGATGCTCTACCACCAAAAGTCTTTAGCTTTGCACCTGCTGGTCTAACTCTAGATACATCCCACTTTGGTATTTCACCACTGTATAGTAATGCTACGAGTTGCCTTAGAGACTTAGCCCAACCTTCTTTACTGTCCTTTACAATAATAGTAGTTTCACTGTTAAACATATTGTCAGGTACTTCTGGTAGCTTCTGTATAGATTGTCTTTCAACAGAGAACCCTACACCTGTACCACATAACAAGATAAACATAGCTTCATCAAATGCTTTTATGTCATCTACAGCTAAGTAAGAGCAATTATAACCTGCTGTATTGTCACGAGCTAAAGCTGGACCAGCAGTCATCAATGCCCTCATACTAGGGCAAACTTCTAAGTTTAGTATAGCTAACTCTATCTCTGCTATCTGCTTAGGGTGATCTCCTAAAGCTGGCTTAACTAAGTTGTCCATATACCTAGTTACTGTCTCTCCCCAAGACTCTCTCCTACCTTCTGCTTCTAACCAACGAGCATAACGTGACTTGTGTATAAATGATTGGTAGTCTGTTGGTAAGTAGTTGTCGCTCATCTTTTGCCACCTCTTTCATTCTTGTCTTCTTTAAACCATATCATACGATCTATGTCGCCACGAGTAAGACCTATATCTTTTAGTTCTCTGTCAGTTAACCTATTCAAATGCTTAACAGCATCCCTATGTAGTTGCCACGTAATCATATAGTTAATAAACCTATACCACCATCTACCAAACGCTCTTAATATTTTCATCTGTTATCTCCTGATCCTTTTATCTTATCTCTGTTCTTACGACTGGTTAGCTTCTCTATGTTTATGTCAGCTATCTCGTCTAAGTTATAACCTATGTCGTTAGCTAAGTTAGATAAGTACCACAGTACATCACCTAATTCCTTCGCTACCTCATGTCTATTAAACACACCATCTCTTACTTGCTTCTTAACCTTCTCGGCTACTTCACCTGTCTCACCACATAAACCTAAAGCTGGGTATAGAACTTTATGCGTTGCAGGGTATATAGCAAAGCTAACTGCTTTCTGTTGGTATTCTCTAAATCCTATTGTCATACTACTCTTCCATAAAATTCTGTTGGTTTCATATCTTCTTTAAACGCATCAAATAAGTACCAACAACAGTTGTCCTTACCTACACTTTTACTTCCTTCTATCCACTTAACACGGCCTATTGACACAACCTTAGAACAATAAGTCATAAACAAAGCTGACTGCTTAGTGTGCATCCAATCAGCATCAAACAATAACCAAGTAGGACATATACCTAACCAGTGGTCTATCAAACTGTGTAATATTTTTCTGTCCCAAGGTGGATTAGTTATCATGTAGTCCATTACTCCATAGCCACCAAAATCAAGATTAAGAGCATTAGAAGTAAATATATCAGCATGTCTTGGCTCAATGTCACTAGCATATATACATTCTCCTGTACCTTGAGTTAGTTTACTTATGTGTCTTATTAAGCGTCCGTCACCAGCACAAGGCTCTACATAATCAAATGCGTAGGGTAAGTGGTATATAAGAGGCTCAACAGCTTCTATGGGCGTAGGATAGTAGTCTCTGGGTACTCTCTCGAAGTTGCTACGTTTACCCATACAACTCCTTTAACCTCTTAAGTGATACAAACTCTGGCTCATACATACCATTTTCTATCTCACGTTTGATTACTACACCTTTCCACCAATCAAGATTAGACTGACCTGCCCAACCTTCTTCAGCACCTTTAAAGCAACCTGCTACAAGACCTATAGCTTTAGCTCCATCCTTAAACTTTAGATCTCGTTTGTGACTGTGACCACAAGTAGAGCTTGTATATCTGTGACCTAACAGAGTATTAGCGTGGTGTAATCCAGATACAGCAGAACCGAAGTTACCTGCTTGGAAGAAGTGTGCATACGACACACCATCATATTCAGCTATAGATGGTCCTGAGTTTCTGTATTCGTGGTAGTCGTCGAACCAGTGGTCTGTTTGAAGATGCCCGAAGGATATCCCGTATTTGTCTCCCTCAAGTCTGGGGTCGCTCTTGAGTGCTTTCTTGATCCTGTTTTCATGGTTGCCTTCGAACCCAATCCATCTTGGTCTTTTGTACTTGCGTTGACTAGGCTTTTGTCTGAGCCTATCCATAGATTCATTGTAATGTTCGATATCTTGTTCATAGCTCTGACTGACAATAGCTTCAGGACTCCTAGTATCAAAACTATTGAGAGAACGCATATCAGCACCGTCACCGAGGTCAACGATATAATTGGGGTTAACGTCATATATTAATTCTCCTAGCCAATCAAATCTTTCATTACTTGTAGTCGGGTCACTATGAGCGCAACTAAATACAACTGCTGTTTTAGACATATTCATTTCCTTCGTCGGGTATGTTTATAACTATAGGATCTATAGTAGATAAAAAGTAAGATTGAAACTTATAGGCGGCATCAAAGTTAATAAAAGGTATATCGTCTTCAAACATCTCCTTAGCTTCTACATCTTCTACACTGCATGTTAACCACCAATTACCTTCAGGACATTGAAATGGTCCATTTATTACTCTATGTACATTATACGTTACTTTATCCATTCGTCGGGTATCCTTTTATCTGCATATAGAAAGTTATTCTTCTCGCACCACATAGCATATGTAGTCTTAGATCCTTTACGAATCTTATTCCTACTATTACTAAACACAAACCTTATGTCAAGGTCAGGGTTCTGCTCTCTAACTTTAAGATGCTTCTTTCTATCGTCTGGAACAAAGCGTCCTTTACTTTCAATTATTACACCATTAGGTAATATGAAGTCAGGGGTGTAGGTCTTACTTTCGATTAACTGCCATTTTATCTTGACAGTCTCGTAGCCAAAATCTACACCCCTCTCTTTGAGGTCTTCTGATATGACATCCTCAAGCCCAGAACGATAACCATTCTTTATAGCTTGTTGTCGGATCTTACTTTTGGTGGTTGCCATATTTCTGCCTCTTCTCTTCTAAGCCATAACAGCCTAGCGTTTTCTAATACTCTATCCTCATTTCCATCGTAGGCCTTAACTACACAGTCCCAAAGATCTTCTTCTGTTTCTGCATCTTCTAGTATTTTCTTAGCCTTGACAGGACCAACACGAAACAGACCTACTATATTGTCTGCTCTATCTCCTGTTAGTATCTGAGTATAGAAGAACTTAATTCCCCCGAAGGGGGTTACTTCTAGATAGTCACCTCTAACGATGTTAAAATGCCAACAGGGTATCTGTAGCATGTCTTTGTCTATAGAGGCTACACAAGCCTTGTAATTTAGTTTGGCGGCTTCCATTGCGATAAGATCATCAGCTTCTTCTCCTTGGCTTACAGTAGCTTTATACTTGCTCTCCATGTAATCTCTGGCGTGTTGCAAGTGTCTAGGTTTCTCAACGTGCTTTCTATTTCCCTTGTAGGGGTGTGATTTAGCTATATCATATCTGAAGTTACCTTTTCCAGTTAAGTATACTTCATAATCTAAACCTAACTCTGGGAATAATACAGTCTTCTCTAAAATGAACTGGATAAGATCGTCAACTTTCATTTCTGTATCTGACGACCTATCCTGTTGAGTGGAGAAGGCCGCACGATAAGCAATTATATCACCATCGATTAGTACCTTCCCCATGTCCATTTAAGTGTCGCCCCACATCATTTCACCATCTTCACATTCAAAACCTACAGACTTAACATATGTGAAACCAAAGGCATGTGCGGCTTCAGCAAAGAGTTGAGCTAACTCTTGGGCTTCTGTAATATCATCCCTGCTCATATCAACACTCCCACTGTAACCATCATCATCCTTTTCCATGTATGCATTAACACTTACTCTCATTTTCTACTCCTAGACGTTAAACAGTTCGTCATCTTCTGACACTACGTTATCTTCATATGGTACGTGATCTGTAACACCTACGTTTAGTAGACGTACACCTGCACCATTAGCATATACTTCGAACTGTACTTTAGCTTTAGTGCCATTACCTAGTGGTCCATCACTAGAAAAGTCCCACATACGTTTACTTTCACGACCTTCAGTTAGGTTAACAACTTTAGGTGCGCCACCATAATCAATCGTGACAGGTTCACCATTACGATCTGTAAAGTTCTTTACATCAGAAACCTTACGCTTGACCTTCATGTACTTACCTATTCCTAGATCTGCATTACCTTGTCGTATGCGGTCACTATTCATAGGATGTAGGTCTAAACCTTCAGCTTCTAGCTTGCTGATTTGTTCTTCATCAGTGAAGTAAGCGTTAGTAATAAACTGCCCACCATTCTGATGTACTGCTTGTGCGGCACGAGGTCCATCTGGACTACCCATGTCTGCGTTTTCTGGAAATACTTTAGCGTATTCAAGTATCATATCCATTGTGTATTTAGCCATGTCGAGTTCCTTTCGGCTGTTGGTACTTATATATAACGTCTAAATTTGACAATATGCAAGGTAGACAAAAAAATAAAGTTAGTGTATGTCTGCGTAGCTCTTACCAAACTGTGCATCTACACCTAGTGGTACGTTAAGTTCTAGCTTTTGGTTAAGGTTTTCAATAGCTTGCTCCATTGT